TGTGGAGTTAACAAAGAAGCAAATTTGGTCAAATATGGAAGAATCTTGTCTTGAATACGGATCAGTTTTAAATCAGTATCAAGCAAAATCTCAAATGTTAACTTATCTTGGATTTACAACAGGTTCGGGTGATGCAGGTTCAGATAAACTACCAAGAGAAAGCCTTGAGTATCTAAGCAGATTTGCTGAACCGTATGCTGCAGAAGCTGGAATAGGCGGTGCATATAATCACTATTCAGGATCAATAACGCTTGTTGCTGGACAGCAAGACTATGACATTTACACAGAGTTGTATGATGCTGCTGGCGGCATAATGTTTAATTCTGCATCAAATAGTTCGCCTAAAACAAAAATGAAAGTAACAGAAGTATTTCATTTTTCACCAGCATCAGCTTATAGATTTTTTGATACAGCATCATCAACAAATTATTTAAATAATGCATTTTCATTTGAGTCATTTACTCCTGAAACAATGTTTTATGTGCTTCCTGTTTTTGAAGATATTTTAAGAGCAGGCATGCTTGATCTTTCGACTCGTGTAAGAAGATCTGGTTATTCATATAGCATTATTGGAACAAAAATTCGTATTTTTCCCACACCAACAACGAATCAAGTTCCTAATAAGCTTTTTCTTAGAATCAAATATTTTCAAAATCCATTATCGCCCGCTTTTACAGACGAAACAATAAACGGTGTGTCGAGCTTAGGAAATATTCCGTTTGGAAATATAACATTTAGCAAGGTCAATAGTATTGGAAAACAATGGATTAGACAATACACGCTAGCACTCAGTATGGAACAGCTAGGTATGATAAGAAATAAATTTGGAACATTACCAATCCCAGGAGGAAATGTAACTTTAAATGGATCTGATCTTACTTCAAAAGGACGCGAAGATAAAAAAGAGCTAATTACAAATCTTAGAACAATGCTTGATACGATGACATATGATAAGCTGCTAGAAGCATCTGCTGCTAGAGCTGAAAACATATCAAAACAACTTTCAAAAATACCTATTCCAAATGGCCGTGCCATTACTACTGGTTAACAGGAGGGGTTAATGGGAAGATTATTCATTTCAGAAAGAGAAATAAATTTTATAAATGATATTACAAAAGAACTTATTAAAGATGTTATTGGCCAAAAAATTTATTATTTTTCAATAAACGAAATAAAAACAAATATTCATGATGTCTACGAAGAAGCAGTTGATAAAATTTTTGAAAATCCAATTGCACTTGAATGTCTTGTTAAATACTCACCACAAGAAATAAAAACCAATCGATTTGGATCTGAAGAAATATACTCTATTGAGTGTTATATTCATGAAAGAGATATGATTGACAAGGGAATAAGCGTCGTTGAGGGTGATTTTTTCTCATATGGATCAACATTTTTTGAAGTTGTTAAATCACCGGCGTCAGATACAATATTTGGTCAAATTGAATACAAGAGCTATATTACAATTACAGGAAAGCAGTCAAGAAAAGGCCAGTTTCTTTCAAAGATATTTGGTCCAACATCTGAACGTTATTCTGATTCTGATGCTATTCAAGACACATTTGTACAACAGCGCGGTTATTCATCTAATAATCAAGGTGCAACAGGCGATGTTAGAGCGCTTCAAAGCAATGGAGTGCTCACTACGCCAATATCACAACCTGCTGAAGTCTCACCGAGCGGTGACTCAACTGGCGCAGGTTCATCATTTTATGATGAGTCATAATTATGTCTGTTAAAGAAACAATAAAGAAAGGTTATGAAGGCTATAATGTTCCAGACTATGAAATTCCATCTTGCGGAATTGAAGATGTTGATAGAGCAGTATTTAATTTATTTGACAAAATATTAGCATTTGAAGTAAAGGTAAAAGAACAAACAACAAAAGTTCCTGTTGTTTTTGCTGCAGGTGAAAGATTTGCTCTCACACGTCGTCAACGTCCAATTAGAGATACAAATAATGCACTTATTCTGCCTATCATAGCTATAAAAAGAGGAACAATTGGGTATAAAACAGAGTCAGAAGCAGGTGGTGTTCCAATTTCGTTTAGACAGACTGGTGACTATATAATAAGAAAGCGCCTTTCAAGCACTGATCGTAATTATCAAAATATTGTTAATAAATTAAGCATAAAAAATCAATCAAATGTGTCATCACGTGCAAACTTTTTGCTTAATGATATTAGCCCAGGTAATTCAAATATTCCTGATAAATTTGCTTCTCGTAGAAATGGTACGGGAATTTCATTTGGAAGCGGTGGAAAATTATTATTACCTTTGAATAATGATATTGGTAATAATATTTTTGAAACTATTACTGCGCCGTATCCTGTCTTTATACAAGTTAACTATAATATTGTTTTTTGGTGTCAATACGTGCAACAAATAAATCAAATGATTGAAACTATGCTAATAAAGACATCAGGTACGGGAAGAGAATTTCATATTGAAACTGATAAGGGCTATACATTTACAGCATTCTTAAATGGTACATTAACATCAAATGATAATTTTGATGAATATTCAAGCGATGAAAGAGTTATTAAGTATTCGTTTGACATACGTGTTCCTTCTTATATCTTGGCACCAAAACATCCCGGTCTTGGAACACCATTTAGAAGTTTTCAAAGTGCACCAACGATTGATTTTGAAATTAATCAAATAAATCAAGACATTAATGAAAAACCAACGATACCTGGTGCAGATGCAATTACAAATGCATTCATACTAGCAGATACAAATTTAATTAATTCTGACGGTACAGCAAGTGTAACAAGATCAGAATCAACACTTCAAACAGTTGTTGAAGAAAACGGAAAAAGAAATTATGAAAATTTTGTTTATAGAGACCCAAAATCAGGTGAAACAATCATATACGGAAGAATAGTTAAGATAATTGAGGAACAAAGCTAGAGATAAAACAACTCTTGTAAGATATTTATTATGATAACATTGTGGAGAAAAAATGGCAGAAGTGACTTATAGATCTCCGGGATTTTTTGAGGCTGAGATTGATCTCTCTGAAAAAGCTGCTGCTGTCCCGTCTGAGACTCCTGCAGGATTGATTGGAACATCACCTTTTGGTCCCGCATTTACACCAACACGAATTACATCTTTAAGCGATTTTACAAGTATGTTTGGTGATGCAGGTGTTGATAGATCGTCTGCATATTATGCAGCACAAGAATATTTTAAGTTTGGTAGTGAAATAATATTTATTAGAGCATTAGGTGCAGGTGCAAATACAACAACTGCAGACATAACAGCAACTACAACAAAAGGCACAGTTAAAGCAGCAGGATTTGTAATTACTGGTTCAACAGCAGCTGTAAGTGACTCAAGAGGTAAAGGCTGCGTTCAGTTTATTACAGCAAAACATGCTGTATGTGATCTAGTTGATGAGTCGTATCCAATATTTGTTCAAAATGATAGTTTTCCACAAGCGTCTGGTGATAGCACACACGTAAATCTTGTCAGAGGCGTATTACTGCTTGCATCAGGTACGCGTGTACAAATTCTTAATGAGAGTGAAGCATATTCTGTTGCAAATGCGTCAGATGACATTGCAACAATTGGTTCAACCAGCACATTCAAATTAGTTATTTCAAGTTCATCACCTGGTTACGGAACAGCAGATGGACAAACTGGAATAAAGATTTATACTGCATCACTTGATCCAGATAGCAACAATTATATTTCTAAAATATTAAATACATCACCATTGCTATTTCAGCAATCAGAACACTTACTTTATTCACACTTTCCAGTAGATATGCTACTTGCAAGTGCATCAATTGATGCAGGATCAATTGCTATTGTATCTGGTTCATCAAATGGATCAGCAGCATCAGGAGATTCAACACTTAAGTTTAATACTGCATTTGGAAATTTTAATACAAGATACAGTGCTGCTAGAACAAGCATGTTTATTAGTCAGCCTGCTGGTTTAATAGCACAAGATCTTTTCTATTTTGAAACACTTGCTCATGGCAGCGAAACAAATACACAAGTTAAAGTTTCAATAACAAATCTGCGTAGATCAGACGATCCTGCAAATCCCTATGGAACATTTACAGTTCAAGTCAGAGACTATCTTGATGATGATTTAAACATTAAAATACTTGAACAGTTTTCAAAT